AGAAGAAATTAAAGCATTTAATTCTGTTGGTAAATTGGTTGCTAATAACGAAAGTGGAACAACTAAAATATATTTTTCTAAAAAATTGGTTGGTAGACACCCACAACAGGGATATGATAGTATAGAAATTGCAACTGGTAATGCAGAAATGTCCGATGCGGTTAGAAAATTTGCATTAGCTAATAAATTAAATGTAGGTAAATCATCCGAAGGAGCAATTGGAAAAAAAGTATTTACTCCAAAGAAAATGGCAGAAGCTGTTAACCCACAACAGCCTGAAATTATAGTTGATATTACTAAAACAAAAAATGGTACAAAAATAGCTGACGCTGAACTAACTTATAAAACAGTACCAAATGAGGCATCTTTAGTAAAAGCACTTACATCCTCCGGTCGTTCTCAAAAAGAAGCACAATTGGAGGCGAAAGAAATGGTTTTACAAACAGAAGCATATAATCAAAGATTAGATGATATGCTTGATGCAGCTGAAAAATCTGGTGGAAAAATCCCAATGACTAATTTTGGAGATGTTACAACTCCAAAAGGTAGAAGAAAAACTATAAGTAATATCATAGAGGGTAGTATGAAAAGATTCGAATCAGAATTAGAAAACTATTCCAAACTTTATGGTAAAGGTGATTTAGTAAATAAGCCCGAAAATAAAAAAGTATTCGATTCTTTGAATAAATTAAAAGAATTAAATTCAAAATTTGATTTACAAAGTAATCCTAAAGTTAGAGAAGAATATAAAAAAGAATTGGATAATTTATTGATTAATATGGCTAATTCACCGGATTTTGCGGATGCCGTTGCCGATTATGCGGAAATGAAAGCAGGATTACAATTTTTAGCAGAAGGTAAGCAAGTTTATTTCCCAGCTTCTGAAAATTTTCAAACTGCTGATATTATTGTATTACCGGATGAATTTAGTGTTAAACCGAAAAAGGGTCAAAGTTTAGAACAAGCTATTGCAGAAAATTTACAATTTTATGCAGTTAGTGTAACATATGTTGGTGGATTGAGTGTTAAGTATAAAGGAGGCGGCGGCTCTGCCAATTATAATAAAATATTACAAACAGTATATCAAAACAAAGAAACTCAAAAAAGATTATTAGATATACAATCTATTTATGGATTGGTATATCCTAAAAATAAAAATGAGCAATTAAATATATCAGAGAGTTCTATAAAAGCGGCAGAAAAACAATTATCCGAATTTAAAAGTTGGGCTGTAAAAGCAGGAATTATGACTGAACAAGAAGCGAAGATATTGTTTGCAGTTGGTACAAAAAAAGGAGATGCCATATTAGGAAAAGCATTGAAAGATGTTGCAAGATGTAAAGGTTCTAATCGTAAAAATTTTGAAAGAGCCGTTAGATTACATCATATAATGCAGCAAATGACAGCTTTTGTGAATAATAAAGATATGAAATACACAAGATATGCCAATTTTAATCAAGAAGTATATGTAAATAAAGATGGAGTGGCTGTAAGAGTTGTAGATGATATAGCTGATGGCGTTAGTAAACCATGCTATATGAATCCACACCATAATCCTGGATTTAGTACTGTAGAAGATGAAACTACGGGGTGTGTTACCGGTACACCTACAAACCAAAACCCATCACACATCGAATCATCACCTCCAAAAAATTTATTGAAGGTTTAATAGATAATAAAAAATGAATACACAACTTTTATGTTTGTTCACATATAGAAATGAGTTAGATACATCGTTAGAATTTGTATTAAGAAATTACACGCTTATAAATCCAAATATATTTGTATTAGAAAGTAAGTTAGTAGAAAACGACTTGTTTATAACATATAACGTAGAAAAAGGGTCTGCTCCAATAGATTCTCAATGGAAAACTATTTTAGTTCATAGAAAGAAGCAATCGAACACAATATACACAATTAACGCATTAAACGAAGTTATCAAATCTAAAACGGGTGGTCAATTAGACACATCGTATCAGTTAGATTGGAATGAGTTTAGAAATTGTATAATCACTACATCAAATTACGGCTACAAAAAAATCCCTACAAAAGTTTACAAAAACTTAAATGTATCCGAATTGAATATTGATACTTTTTAATTTGGAAATTCCGAATTAATTTATTATATTTGTACATCAAACAATTTAATAAATTATGAAGGATATTTACCAAGGACCAGTTTACGAATTCCTTATAAATGAAAGCTTAAACAATCGAATGGGTTGGGGTGGCAATGCCGGAAGTATCGATGGTATTTCTGAATACGATTTGGGTAACTCCAGACGAGGTACTACGTTTATGAGAGAATTTCTCATTGAACAAAAACCATTTACAATTTTAGAAACGGGAACTAACTATGGTTCTTTTAGCTATGTTTTATACGAAACATTAGAAGATTTTAAATTATTCACTTGTGATGCACATTCTGATAATCAATCGATGAGATGTGTAAATTTCATTAACGAATACTATGATGATAATAAAGTTTTTTATCAGAACATCAATAGTATTCAATTACTTACTCAATTAAATAATACGGGAATCAAAGTTGATTTAGCTTGGCTAGACAGTACACATACATATGATATGTTATTAGAAGAAATGATGCTAACAAAATCATTGCAGGCTAAATTTATTATGATTGATGATTTTTGGACACAAAAAGAATTACAAAATGCAGTATTAGATTTTGTAAGACAAAACCCAGAATATAGGATTCATTCATTCTCAAATGTTAGAGAAAATGTAGGTTCTATTATAATCTTACAAAGAGTAGAAGCAGACAATTTAAATTTAGATAAATAAGTTATATGAAAGAAGAAACAGCAAGAGAACATTGCGAACGTATGTATCCTGAAATGATGGAAGAATTTAAAAGAATTCAAGCCGAAATGTATGAAACATTTTGTAAGAAGCAAAGAAATTACGGACCAGGCAATATTTCCGTAGGAACTGCATTACAAAGTAAAGAAGATGTAAAATTATCGCTTACAGGTCTTTGGTTTAGAATCAATGATAAGGTTCAAAGATTGAAGCAATTAGTGGTATTAGGACAGCCAGATGAGGTGGGAGAATCGGTACAAGATACATATGAAGATTTATCAGTATATGGCATAATTGCCCAATTAGTACAAAGAGGAAAATGGGCAAAATAAATTTGGAAAATACCAAAAAATATTGTATATTTGTAGAACAAAAACATAAAAAGGTTATATTTAGATATAGGTAATATCGATAAAACCTTAAACATTAAACAACAATTATTAACTTTAAAACGTAAGAAAAATGGACATT